GTTGATGAACATGCTGGAATGAATTCGTATTGATCTAGATACTTGTTGTAGACCTGAACCCAGTTACCATCCAACACTAAGTAAGATGTTGATGGTAGGTTATCTGCCCAACTATCAACAACATCGCCTAGTGATGCTGGCGCACTTGGTGGTGATGCAACAACAATGCAGTCTTTACGTAAGTTCTGAGCGATACCCGCTAGAGCAGATACTTCTAAACCAGAGTTGTGTGCAACCATGAAGTCGATCTGGATCTGATCAACATCACCGTATGCTTCTACGTAGTCTTGCTGAAGTGTTACCGAAGGTGCGTCTGTACCACCGTCAAGGTCGAAAGTTCCGGCTTGAGGCGACTGAGATAGTTCGATCCAGTTAGAACGACGGTTAACATATTCTGAGATGTAACGTTCGTCACCAACAGTTTCTGTTAGGTTTGCATATGATTCAACAACCTCGCCATCATATTCAACATCAACTGTTTTGGTGCTTACGCTTGTCGATGTCCCATCTACACCTAGTACGCTTTCACTAACGGCAGTAACAACAACTTTTAAGTTGTCTCCCAGAGAGCCTGGGTGTTTTGCCATTACTGGTTCGACTTCTCCGTCTTTCTCCAACTGTAAAGCTAGAGCTGCATTTAGTGCTGTGGTTAGTGTGTCAACGGTGTCGTCGTCTGGTTCGTTTTTTGCCTGTTCCGCATCTAACGCAGCTTGTGCGTCTTGTACGGCTTGGTTAGCTGTTAGTAGGTCTTGTGATGGTGCCTTTGCAGTTGTTCCCGCGCTCGCGCGTGTAACAAAAGCACTACCGGAGTATTTTAGAAATTGAGAGACCGCTAGGAAGTCAGCTGAACTCCCTCCGTCTTTTGGAGACCCAAAAGTAGAAACCAATTCAGACTCGTTCGCCACGAATACTGGTTTTCCTACTGGACCCCACGCGAAGTCACCGATGAACGCACCTGTAGTAGAACCGACCGCTGGAACAGTTCCAGATAGGTCTATTTCTTTAATGGTTACGCCTGGTGACTCATTTGATCTAAGAGCCATGATTGTATCCTTCTAGTTAAGGTATAATAAGTTAAACATAATACGTAGTAATATCGTCAATAGCACTATTTATAACTTACTAGTTTTCACCGTAATTTGCGTCGAACGGGGTTTGAAAGTTCGTCCATTCTGCTGAATATTCACTGCCATCTGCCGAGGGTTTCTCTAAAAAATCCCTTCCATCATCGATGATACCGAATGGTGGTAGGTCTTCCTCGATCTGCGCCATCCTTTCTTCAAACAAAAGGTTCTTGATGTTCATGTCGAAGTTGTCACCGAATGATTGGGTGGAGACGAAGTAACCGAACATCACTAGGTTCATCATCAAGTCGTCGTGGTTACCATCACTCGCCTCATAGGATACCCCCTTGGAGACAAATGTGGAGATCTCTAGAATAGTTTCTTCATCAACTACTTGTAATTTATTGTTCTCTAAGATATCCTTAATAGACGAACACCCGATGCGTTTTACTTTACGAGTCATCGTTACACCGATAGCGTCTGACTTGATAGCGGATTCCAAGAACATATTTTCATACTCTAGATCTTGGTAGAGACCAACCGCAACCAATATTCCGGCATCATTATTTTCAACAATACATAACGCTTCGTTATAAAGATTCGCATACTTATAAATAATGCTCGGGTAGAGCAAGGGAGAAATATTGTTGTTTCGATATACAGCCACTTGTTTAAATGGCCTTTGTGATACATCGATTACCGTAAATGTCGAATAGTCCTGTCCTCTACCCTTACTTACATCCACGGTCATGATATACTCATGATCTTTGATGGGTTTCTCATATACCTTGAGATCCCCACCTTCCAATAGATTTATTGGTTGTCGCGCACGTAGATCTAGCAGGGTATTACCCTCGATCAATGTGTCACCCGTCCCGAAGAAGGTATTCCCAAATTCCTGATCAAACTGGAGTTGGGATGTATTCGCGATGGTTTCCTCTTTCCACCTATCATCTCGCCCAGGCACATCCCACCAATCTACACGATAGGGTTTGTATTCGTTTACACCTTGCACGGCACCTTCCCAGATCTTATGATAAGTATTACCGATACCATTCGCGGTTGATGTAATGATCACCTTAGTGTCTACACCGGAAGATACTACGGGATAGGTTGACGTATAGAATTCTGCCGCGTTCTCAACGAACGCAAACTCATCTAGGAACAGAAGGTTTACCGACATACCACGAATCGATGATCCGGATGTCGCACTTGCGATTATACGAGAGTTATTGGATAGTTCGATAGATCCTTTGTTGAGTGCCTTACACCCTGGCTGTAAGAAGAACGGAAGATTTTCCATCATCAAGGTCACACGTGCCAACATCTCACGTGCGGTCGCACCCTTGTTCGCGAGGATAGCAATGGTCTTTTCTGGATGGAACAGGGCATACCATAGAATGTATCCGACCGAACTGATAGACTTACCTGACTGTCGACACGCTAGGACGATAGAAAACCTGTTATCCTCAAAGTGATCAAACATGTCTTCTTGATACGGGTAGAGTTCGAATGGAACGAGGCCCTTGTCTAGATGGATAACCTTGACATACTGTTTGCAGAAATACGAAGGATCTCCCATGCATTTCTTATACTCACGGAGTTTCGTGGCGTCCCATTCTTCTGCGACACCGTCTCGTTTGATCTGTGGATTACCTAGATAGGAGTTCTTACTATAACTACTCATCGTCTTGGTCTATGACCTTCTCATCCTTGTCCCCCAATAGGAAACGCTGGAGTTCAGTGGTCGACCCGACAAATAGATTATTGTTTGTGGTGGTTGTCTCTTTAGGTTTGTCGTCTTGCAACAAATCTTTTTGTTTCTTGTTAAGTTCCATCAGCTTGTCATTGACGTTAGCGATGTCCTTGATCATATTAGACAACACCTCGAATGCTCGGGGATGTTCTGATTCACGCGCGACCTGAATCATTAGGTCAAGCGATTCTCGACCTTTCTCGATTAGATCATAGTAGGTATCACGGGAGTACTCATAGTCCTGTTCGTGGACAAAGTTTTTCTTTTGATCACCCGTGATAATTGTTGGGGGGTTATGACTGTCTGTCATCGGTTATCTCTATATTAAAACCAAAGTCTCCGCTTGAATTTACGTCAATCGGATCTGGTGTCACACGTACATTACTTAGGAAATCTGTATCTCCCGCATCTGAAACGATGGCATTAAGTTCTGTATTTACTTCACGGATCTCTACGCCTGTCTTCACAGGACCATAGAAGTTCGCATTCATATCAAAGGATAGAGTGTATATGATAGTTCGTCTCTGCTCGATCGGTCCTTCGAAGTCGTCAGAAAAGTTGACCCCCGTCAGAGTGATCGGGATGTCTTCTTTGATTTCTGGATAATCGGAAAACGGTTTGACTGATAGAGAATACTGAGGGGCAAAGTATGGTAATATCTGTTCGACCACTTGAAGTGCGTCGTCCTGAGACTTCGCGTAGACGTTCAGTTCAAAACCAATCTTATATGGGACACCGCAAAATATATCCTTGCGAGTTCCGTCACTTTGACTTGAGGCCACACTTACCTGATTGATTTTTGGTAACTGTCTTGGTGCGTCATATGCAATCGACACGATTTCAAAAGACATGCGCGGCAACTTCAGTGCGACCTTGCGTTCGGACTGTTCCCCTCTACCCATCTCCTCCAGTCGCGAGATGAAGTTCCTGCGAGGTGCATACGTCAGAGGTAGTTTGACCTGAGACAATACCTTACCGTCCGCCGCGGTTCGCAGTATATGCATATCATCGAACATAGATCCGAATAACGCAACACATGTGCGCACACGTTTGTGATAGAAGTGTCCGCCCATCATTAGATTATATCTCCAAACGGATTCGACTCACTGAAGTCAAGGAAATCTTCTTCCCAATCATTGAATACTTTATTCTGCGCATCGACCTGTATCTCATTGACACCTTCGTCTTGTGAGACTGGAGTCATAGACGCATTCGGTCCAACGACTGGACGATCTGTCGCCCACTCGTGATACATACCATCGGTTGCGCCTGTGTGTGCTATCTTTAACATACGAGTGTCGGGGTTCCAAGAAGTGACTTCACCATTCAGTATGTAGTCGTCGAATAACTGTTGTACATCCTCTCCTACAAGATAATAAGTTTCATCACCATCAACAAAAGGTGGCATCTGTAGTTCGTACTGGAATGCACCCTCGACCTCTACATTATCAATGTCTGAGATACCAGTGTCAAAGTCTTCGTCTGAGAACTCGAATAACTCGCACTGCATACGGAACGTAGGTAGTTGCGACAACTGGTAGAACGGAGTTTCTGTCTCCACCTTCATCACTTGGAACAGTGACTCGGACATAGGCAAGTAGATCACATCACCTTCGCGTGGTCGGAACTGCGCATCCGCAAGACGGTCACCGACCAGTTCTCTCCATCGACGACGCGCGATGACGAAGGTGGCTTGGTCACGAATCTCAATACCGAACTTGGTAAAGATGTCTCCCTCTCCATCGAACCCTTCTGCGTTCTCGATGTAGACCTCGACCTTGTATGCGTCACCGAACTGAGACTGAATGCTGTCTAGGAAGATGTCTTCCTTCTCTACGATCTCTCGTGGTAGGTAATAAATATCCTGTCCATAGAATTTGATAGACTCGATGATCAAGTCCTCATACAAACCCTGTTCGGATCGGTTTTTTTGACTTATGTATGGATTAGTCGCCATGGTTTACCCCATAAAGAACATTGGACCTTCGTCCTCTTCCAATCGGAACTTCTCCATGATCTTGTCGATGTCTGCGATTGCGTCATCATAGATTTGACGACCATTGATAGTAACCCCGCCAGGTAATGACATACCGTCAAACTTGATTAGGTTGATACCCCATTGACGTTTAATCAATGCGGTTGTGTATTCTTTCAGGAAGCGGTGGTTCCATAGATTGTTGTATTCGGATATCGTATCGTCCGGACTGCGAATACCATAGACTTCAAACACGACGAAGTCTCCCGCTGTTAGTTTCGTTTTAGAAACAAGTAGGTTCACACGATTGTACTGTCGATCAAAGGTCATCTGTGGTTGACCCATCAACTTCATGTCGAGTAGCGATAACTGTTGTTGCATACCTTCATAATACGCCAGATCACCCAACACACCGTTTGCACGAGTGAAGTCTGATATGGTATACTGTAGATACTGCCAAGCGTCACTAAACCACCCCTGAGAGTTCGACAGGGAGACTGGTAACATACGTACCACCGCAGTCAAATCAAGGTCGTCCGGTAGATCTACGGTCTGTGTGTCGACATCCTGTTGTGTTAGTTGGTGTTTGAGATAATATCTCTTCGACCCGTCTGGGTGGTTCTCACGGAACCATTGAAGTGCCTCATCAACACGATCATCTAATTGTTCGTCATCGATATTGATCTCAACAACTGGATGTCCCAGTGCACGTAGGCAATACTCGATTAGTTCTTCTCTGTCAGTAGCGTACATCTAATGTGTCTCGAAGTTACGTGTGTCTCTCTATTTATACGATTTTATTTATAGACATAAAAAAAGGGAGTCCGAAGACTCCCTCTTTCATCGAAGTTCTAAGAACTTGGATTAGTTGACAACAGTACCGTTGACATCGTAGACATCGATACGGTAGTGTGAACCGTGTTGTCCGTCTAGTTTGTCCGAGTTAGTTGAGTTGTCTGGTACTAGAGCACCGGCAGTTTCTGATAGATCTAGTGAGAACTTACCAGAAGTCTCATTGTAATCTATGCATGAACCGTTGTCCGCACCGACACATGCCTTCGCACGTGATTCGGTGAAGTATAGGTTGACTGAACCTTCTGATACGTTATCAGTGTCCCATGCTTCGATTGCAACTACACCAGATTCTAGTGCAGAGATGCGACCAGTGTTAGAGTTGACAACACCTAATGTAGAACTATCC